TCGGAAGTAACTTCCAAAAATGAGGTCATGCCGCTGCCTGGGCGGGCTGGGAGCCTGTCTGATTGGTCGCGTCTATCGCCGGATCGCCGGTAGGCTTCTTCGTCGTGGTGTCGAAGGTCAACCCGTAGGTATCCATCAGCTTGCGCTCACGCGCGCATTGCTCGAAGAGTTCACGCCAGTCGATGCCGAGCCTGGAACACTCGCGCTCGTAGGTGGAGATGCCGCCAGCGATGCGTAGCATCGCCGCCTGTGTCTCGCGCAGTTCATCGACCTGACCGGCACCGGAACCGATCCACTGACAGCGCGTGAACGCTTCCTTGGCCAGACCATTGTCGCGATAGAAAACGTCGCGCGTCATGCCGCGAGGCAACGGCACGTTACCGTTGGCCATTTCTTCTTCCAGCACCAGAGCGTAGATATCGGACGCCAGCCTGTCGGCCACATGCTTCTTGCGTGAAGCCATGAACCTCTGCGACACACCCATCGCGGCCTTGCCGCTCGAATAGTTCGTCTTGCTGAAGTCGCGAGAGAACTCTTCGTAGGAGAGGCCAAGCGACGCGGCGGTATGGCGCAGCAGACTTTCCTCGAAAGACGTGCCGATCCCACCGGTCGTCTTGGCCGGTTGCATGTTGAGTTTAGTTCCGGGGAAAAGGTGAGGGATCATCGCACCGTCGATGCGAATGTTATTCGCGGCGTCGAGATACTCGCTCAGGGCACCCATGTAGGTGCGATAAACGCCGAGCATTCCGGCGCTTGTGTCGCCCGCCGTCTGGCCAAGCGCCGCCGCCACCATGTCGTTGGGAAGTTCCGACTCAATGGCGGCGGCGTAGGTCGCGTTGATGACCGCGTTTTGCAGCGTCACTTCCGCGAACTTCTTGGTCATACGCATGTTCTTCAGCGTAGCGACCATGTCGGATATGCCACGGGTCTGATCCATCATCCCTTGCTCGATGATGTGGATGACCTGCTTGCGGCCCCACGGCTTCTCAGCGGGCACGCGCTCCCACATCCAGGCGAGATTATCCGGGTAGACATCGTAGAGGTCGCCCATGCGAAAGTTGTACGCGAGGGCCTGACCATTGGCATCACGCTCAACACCGCGTCTCAGGAAACGGGTATCGGATATCCCTTGGGGGTTGGACAGCCTATCGCCATTGACCATCTGAAACGCGGTGTTGATGGGACGGTTCGGTTTACGCAGCCACTCGACCGAACCGACGACTTCGCCGGTAATCAGAAACACGCCGATGGCCAACCGGACAAGCCCGGTCAGCGTGTTGACGCCTTGGGCGTCCAACCAGCACATTTCGCTCTCGGCGATCAGTCCGAACCGGGCCTCGACAATCTGTTGAAAGTTGTCGGCCCAGCCCTCGTTGAAACCCGTGGAATAGTTGGACAGAAAACGCCAGTGCGGCGCGGCGTTGAGACGATACTGCGCGCCGACGATGCTGTCCTTGTGCAGCGCGACCGCGCCGTAAGCCATGCCGCTGTTGCGAACGGTGTCGCGGCCCCTGGCGTCGGCTACCAGCTTCGCGCCGTTGATGACCTGATCCGGCGAACCCATCGACGGCGACCACAACGCCGTCTCTCGACTGAACTTGTCAGCGCCTTCCAGCGCGCCGCTGTCTAAAACGATCTGGGCGGCATTCGCCATCAGTAGAAATACTTCATGGGTCGGGGACCGGGCGGCAGCGCGATTGATTTGTAGGTCGGACACAATTCCTGCAAAGCGTAGATCATGTTCAGCAGACCCGCCCGATTGGCGGAACTGTATTCGACCTGTTCACCATTCTGGTCACGGACCACACGCACAGCACCGCCTGTGTTCAGTTGGAACCAGGCTTTATCCGCGTCTCGCAATAGCTGACAAGGATCGAGGCTAGTGTCTGACATTCGAACGGCCCCCAGAAGAACGGCACAATAGCCGATGTGTAATTGGAATGCAACATGGCCCTTCGGAAGTAACTTCCGAGAGCCGCATTCACCCCATTCGTCGAGCGAAATCAGCGAAACTAACCTGCGGTTCGTCCCGTATGGCGGGCTTGAACCGTGGCGTTTCCGCAACGCTTACCAGACTGTTGCTGTCCCACGCCGAGGCCCATCCGGGCGGGTTCGTCCAGTCGATGCCTTCGACGCGGATCAGCGGGCTGACGCAGACACCCATGGCGTAGTAAGCCAAATCCCATGCCTCGTTGCGGCGGTTCTGCGGGTTCGTCCAGCCCTTGTCGGTGCGGACTTCCACGCACATCTCGCTGTACCAGGCGTCCGGTAGCCAACGCCCGAAACGCAGCATTCCCTTGCCGGGGACCATGCACTCGACGCGGCCTCGCAAGGCGTCTTTCAGAATGTTGGAATTGAGGAACATCACCGGCACGTCGCCGCGCGCCGGGGCCAGCCGATCCTTGCGGTTGCTGTCGGGGAAATGGATGTGCGCCCGAGGCCGGGTCGGCAACGGATCGCCCTTCAGCAGATGAAACCGGGCCGCGTCGCCGCTGTTACGCAACAGCCGGTAGAAATTGTAGCCGTTGGTGGTGACGCCTTCTCGACCGCCGCTGTCGCAGCCGGTCATACGGATCGACATGCGGCGACCGCTGCCGTCCGACAGTTCGTAGGTTCGATCCATGACCTCGGTCTTGATCTCGTTCCAGTCTTCGAGGTACGACGACGGCTTGACCCAGAACGCCTCGTTCTGACCGTCCATGCGCTGGCTCTTCCTGATCTGGAACCGGTCGAGGATCACCATGTCGAACGGCTCTCCGGGGAGGATGCCGTGGACCTGAACCGAGAACAGGTTGTTCTGCACGTCCACGGTCGCCACGAGGAACCGCACATCGGGCGGCACCTGTGGTTCTGGGATGATGTCGCCCACGACCTTGACGTTCCAGATGCGGTCGATGCGCTGATCGGAAGTAACTTCCGCGAGCGGGAACGGTTCGGCTCTCGCCATCAGGTTCTCCGGCAGCAACGCGCTCTCTTCCGACTTAGGCAGGAACGGCATACCCAAATCGGTGTTGTAGAATTTCTTCAGCGCGTCTTCACTACCCGTCTTCTCGTAATCCCCAAGGGCGGTCAGGTACGCCGCGACGAGGTTCGTCCATGTCGTGAAGTTCGCGGCCACTCCGTTGAGCCAGAAGGAGGCCGTCGATGATCTCAGCGATTGGCCGCAGACCTTGCCGCTCTTTGGATCGAGGGCTTCGCCGTCCTTCAGCCACAGCCCCCACTCCTGCATGACCGACCGGCGATTTTGCTCGATACGGCATCCGTTCGCGGGACAAACGAGGCGAGCAGTCTCCGCAGACGCAAGCGGGCTGTATTTCACGTCCCATTCCAGTTGCTCCCACTTCCCTTCGAAGTAACTTCCGCAATGCGGGCATGGCCAGTACCAACGACGCCGGTCGCCGCGATTGTAAAGCGCCAGGATGCCCTTACACGGCGGAGCCTCATGCGGCGTGTTGGCGATCCATCGCGTGTCTTCCACGGCGCGTGACGGCGACGACTCCGCGACCGTCATGGCGAACGAGCCGAAGGTGGTGGTTCGCTTGCTGCCGAGGTCGAACGGCGAGCCGTCGCCACCCACGTCGTCGGGCATCCGGTCATAGTCGGTCAAGGCGATCCGGCCCACCGGGCGACCGGCGAACTCGGTCACGGACGGGTGGCCGAGGTTCAGCAACATGCCGTTGGTGTACTGCTTGTCGTAGACGTTATCGTGAGAGGCTGACTTGAGGCGCATCGCGCCGAGGGCGGGGGAATACCGGTGCATACGATCAACACGCCGCATGGAGAAGTCGCGGGACGCGGATTGAGTCGGGGAATAGATAATCATATCCATCCCGTCAACCTTGATCGAGTATGCCAGCCAGTTGAGGATCAGACCTTGCGTCTTCGCGCTCTGCGCGGGACCGACGAATACGGTCGCGGAGATCGTTCGACTCTGCAAGGTGTCCATCGGCTCTACCATGTAGGGAGCCATGTCGTTGCGATACGGCCCGATGTACGAGCCGGGGTTGTTGAGGTAAACGTACTTCTCGGCGGCTTCGGAAATCTTGATCCGCTCGGGCGGTCGCAGCAGTTCCGACAACCCGATGAGGATGTCCTCTACGGTATCAAAATTCGTCGTCTCCGTCTTCTTCAGGGGGGCCGAGTCCTCCCCAGGGGTCATGACCTGACCCACTATTTCCATTATGGGCTGCACCTTCTTTCGGTGTAAACGCTTTCCCCTGAGAGGTTGGTCTGAGTTCACTGAGGCGGACAACCAATTTCTCCCTGACATCGTTGAGGGCCGTGTGCATGATCGTCTCGATGATCTGCCGCTGATTCAGCGTCAGATCCGTTTCACGGCTGACCGCGTCGGCTGACAGCATGAGCGACAGGCGCAACGTCTTGAATACCTCGCCGCAGAGATCAACGATGGCGGCGGTATCCCATAGTTCACCAACGGACTGAAGATACTTCAGCCGTTGGTTCTGTCCGTACCAGAATTCTTTCGACAGCATCTTGGGCAGATCG